ACCGTGTTGTCCTGCTCTTCGTACTTGTTCAACTCGACTTCGCGGTAGAACCCCGCAACCTGCATCTTGCGGATCTCGTTCGCATCCATCCGCAGAACATGCGTAACACGCGAGGCCGTCTGCAGATCCGATGCCGCATAGGGCACAACCAGATCCTGCGCAGGCACGAACTTCGATACCGCGCGCTGCCGCGTCTCGTCGAAGTACACTTTCTTGAAAGTTGAGCCAGACAGCGGGAGGTAGAACAGAAGTTGATCCATGTCCGGATCGAACTCCTCCATCACCTCCATTATCTGGTAGTTCATGAAGTCCTTGACGCGCGTGGCTTGCTCCTCGCGCTCCGCGTTCTGCAGGCCAAGGATCTGCGTCTTGACCGGCCCACCCGATGGCAGCAGTTCCTTGTACGCCTGCGCTTGGAACTGCGTCGCACTCTCCGCGATCAGCGGATGCGTGACACCAGACGCTCCCTCAAACGGCTGAGTGCGGTCTTCGTATTTGACACCAAGCTGGTCCAAGCCCTTAGTGTACGTCTCTTCCCACTCTGAACGAGACTGTACGTCTTCTTGATAAGCGCCTCGCAGCTTAGTCGAAAGTTCTCCCAGATACCCATCATCCAAGTACTCCGCCAAGTTCGCGTTGTGCGGAAGGGTCTCTTCCTCCCCCTCCATCGCCATCATGTCAGCCAAAGCCTGAACGATGGCCCCGCCCTGCCCGTCAGGGATAACCTCTGCCCCGCCAGCGAAGTCCTCTGGCTGAAGAACCGATACGTCCACAGACGCGGCCGAAGGGTCCATGTCCTCGGGACGGATCCCCGGTACAACAAGGGGCGGCAAAGCCATCAGTAGTACTCCCGTTTACGGCCGTAGTCCGTCTCGTCCTCATCTTCCCCGCGCAAGGAAACAAACCCACCCTGCCGGAAACGCATCAAGGCCAGCGTCATACTATCACAGAAGTCGTCGTGTTCACCATTCGGAAATGAAACCACCTCCTCGATGACCTCATCCGCGAACTTCTTGTGCGTCGGAGCCCATACTACACCCGCCTCGAACAAGGGAGCAACCATGTGCATCCGAGTGAACTTGTCTACGCCCCCTGACCCCTTCTTCTTCCCCGGAGAGAACCCAAGTGCTGGAATACCACGGAACCGCAACTCGTCCAAAAGCGGTGTGCCCGTCGCTTTTGCTTCGACCACAACCATGTCCGGCTCCCAATACTGGTGTTCCTCATACGCGACCTCTTTCAACTCCGGGAAACTCCAACGACCACGCTTCGCATCCAACAGTATGATGTGATCTGGCCCTCCCTCTTCCGGGTTGAAAACTCCCCACGTCGTGATCGCGGAGTAGTCCGCCGTCTCCTTCTTGGAGAAAGCTGTGTCATACGCCTGAAGTATGTATTTCACTTCCGGGATGTCTTCCTTGTCCCACTCGCGCCACCACTCCCGCTTGATGATCGCCGACTCCGAAGCCGTCGGCTGCTGCTGCCACTGCGCATTCCACTTCGCCACCGGCAGCGAAGCCTTGATCGAAAGAAGCGCGTCCTTCTCCCAGAACTCCGGCCACAACGGGTCCCCAGACGGCATGATCGCGGGGAACTCGACGACCTCCCACTGGTCCGCCATGACATCGCTGCCCTGAGCCGCCAGCAACTGACCCGTCAGGTCCTTCTTACCCCACCGCGTCATGACCAGAATGATGGCCCCGCCCGGCTGCAAACGCTGCCGAGGACCAGAGGTGTACCATTCATACGCGTGGTCGAACGCCGTCTCGCTCAGGGCATCCTGCTCCGAGTGCGGGTCGTCGATGATAAACAAGTCCGCACCACGACCCGTAACCGCTGCACCAACACCCGCAGCGAAGTACTCACCGCCCCTGTCCGTGCCCCACTTTCCGGCCCCCTTGTTGTCCTCCTTCAGGACCGTGTCCGGAAAAATGTCTCGATACAACGGGTTATCAATCAGATCCCGAACCTTGCGCCCGAACCGAACAGCCAGTTCCGTGTTGTGCGTGGCCTGAATAATCTTCAACTTCGGGTTCCGACCCAAGAACCACGCGGGCATCAGGTAACTGGCGAACTCCGACTTGGAATGTCGAGGCGGCATGTTGATGATCAGCCGCTTCAGCTCGCCCCTCGCAACTCGCTCGAGCTTCTCCGCGATGATCCGGTGGTGCCGCCCCTCGATGAAGTTCTCATACACATGATGCGCGAAGGGCATGAAATGCTCCTGCGCCCTTTCGCGTATTTCCAAGCGCCTCTTGGCCTCGGTTAAGGCCAGGATCTCCTTGAGCGCTTCCTCAGGTAAAGCGTGAAGATTCATTCAGCCGCTGTAACAGTTCGTGTCCGAGTTGTAAGCTGTTGAGGCCTGGGGCTCGGACCGGCGAAGCCAACTTTCGAAAGATACGGCCGCGTGCCAACAGTCGGACGACCCACCATCGTCGTTTCCGTCTTCTGGCAAACCCACCGCCCAGCCATCTTCACCGCCGTGTAGCCTTCAGGACACTCAAACGGGGCCTCTTCTTCCTCGTCTGCTGCCTGCACCTCTGGAGGTATGTCCACTTCAACACCCTCTTCACCCGCGTCGGTAACAGGACCCTTATCTTCGATTTCCACCAGAACGCCATCCTCCTCGTCCGGAGGCTCTTCAGCAAACACAAACGTCTCCGACGGCACGGTAGTCGTGGCCGTGGTTTCTGTCGTTGCAGGCGTCGTGGTTGTCGCAACGGTGCCGGGGATCTGGCCAGCAATCTCGACTGCAGTGCCCTCGATCACGTCTTCCGTCGGCGTAAACTCGATGATCTCGGCTGTCTCCGCAGGAGTTGCAGTCAAATCAACGGGTTGCGCTACGTCAAGCTGAGTTCCAGCCCCCACAGTGGTGAGTGACCCAATCCCACTTGTACCCGTCGTACCGATCCCTGTGAGTGCCTCAGTAGTGGTGCGCGGCGTCACACCCGTCTGCGTCGTAGTGGTCGGCGTCACACCCGTCTGCGTCGTAGCAAGGGCCTGATCAATCGGGGTTACGGGAGTTGTAGCTCCCACCTGCGCTTCACCCGCTGGGCTCACCGTAATGGCTTCCGGACTGGCCACCGTGGTCGCCTCGTCAAAGACCTGAATTGCGGTTGCAAGATCCTCTTCCGAGCCAACACGAGCAATGTCAGCCTCACGCCCAGTCGTCAGGTTTGTAAGCGTAACAGACCCATCAGGATTGGTGGCCACGCCGATGCGGCCTCCTCCCCCCACGCCCGTCGGCTCATCAATCAACAGTTCGTCCCGTCCAGTGCCAACAACAGGGGCGTTGTTGACGATGTCTTGGATTGTGTTGGCAGACAAACCAGTTGCATCTTTGATGTTTTGAAGGACGCCAGTGGGGATGCCGCCATATGTCGCCATCAGATCGTTGATGATCTCCGTCGCCGCCGTCACGTCCATCATCGTAGCAGGAGCACCGCCAATGTTGCGGACGCCCGCTTCCCCGAGCGACTCCGCCGCCTGCTGATACGCCGAAAGAAGCCCGGGAGGCGTCTGCGCGATCTGACCGACCGTCGGACCAGTTGGCCGAAAGCCTGGGGTGACATCTGTGGCTGTGCCTTCTACCGTCATGGTCGCCGCAGGACCTGCGCCCGGAGTGAACGGAGCAGGGCCGGGAGCCGCAGGAGTGAACGGAGCCGGTCCGCTGGGCGTCACAGTCTGCACAAACGGCGCTTCAGACGGAACAGCCCCCATGCCAAGGCCAACGCCCCCTCCGATGAGGACACCAACCGCGCCTTCTCCCAACATGGACTCGAAGGACGGGTAGATGTCTAGGCCAGTGAGACCCTTGGCAGGCTGCGCAATCGCCGCCTTCTCCAAGAAGCCCTCCTCCAGCCCCTCTGTCCCAGCTTCCACACCCGCACCAGCCAGTGTAGCCCCCGTACGACCTGCCGGTATCCCAAGCGCACGCGTCACAAGACCGCCGACATTCGTCACGTTCCGAGCAAGCGCCGTGCTTCCAGCACCAAGCCCAGCAAGAAGCGGGGTTGCTGTGGACATGACTTGGCTCTTAACCGCCGCAAGCGCCGCCGCCTCATCCCCACCAGTCTGCCGAAGCATGTCTTGATAGAGCGGGCTCTGCTGGACCTCTCCACTACGGTACGCCGCATCGACCGCGTCGCTAACCTCTCGACCACCCTCGCCAACCGTCATAAGGGCGCCAAGGCCATAACCCGCAAACGGATTTAGTAAGGACACACCAAGAGGAAGAAGGGTGGACGGCCCAGAAAGAAGAGCCTGAGTGACCAGCGCCGAGGGGTTGAAGATGAGTTCGTTCGGATCCAACCCTGCCGCCGCCGCAAGACGAGGGTCAACCTGACCACGGTCATAGCCAGCTTGCGTCGTGATGATCGGAGCCAGTACCCGCTCCTGCTCCATAGGACTCAACTCCGAAAAGATCCTAGCTTCTTCCGCGCGTCCAGCCGCAGTCAGTTCACCCAAGTATCGTTCTGCCGCAGACGGCTCAGTCGGACGACGGAAAACCTCCGGCTCCATCGTCTCAGGGTCGATGTTTACGCCGTATGGGCTGGTACCAAATGTCTCCCGCAACGATCCAACCAACGACCCAACACCGCGGAGCATAGAGAACGCCTCAACGGCACATATTAAGCATGCTGGTGCACTTCTGCTTGAAGTA